TGCTTAAAAAGATTACATCTTCGTCTGTACGGTTTGGAATTTCAGGCACAAATCCGTTTTTCACATTATCCAACAATAGTATAGTCTCTAGCAAGCCACTTGCCCCCATTGTGTGACCAATTCTTTGTTTAAACGATGTGGCGACAAAGTCTTTCAAGGTACTCATCAATGCTGTTTTCTCAGCAACGTTGTTGGAACGAGTTCCAGTTCCATGAGTTTTGACTGTACGGATGGTGAAAGGTTGAACTCGACCGGCATATAAAGCACCTTCAATCGCCTTCTTGAATCCTTCTCCATCTTCTCTTTGACCGATAGCGTTCGTACTGTTTTCACCCGCAGAATAGGCAGAAACAAGCTCTGCACGGGGTTTAAATCCAGTTAGTTTCATGCTGTTTTCGGTCTCGAAAATGGCTAGGACAGCCCCCATCCCGACATAAAACCCCTCATTAGTGGCATCAAAAGCACTTCTGACACCCCCTTCAGCCTCTTTTGCCAAAGTGAGCGATGCTCCTGATTGCCCAAAGAAATTTAGCACCGTGTTACTAACGGCATCTTCAACTGATAGCACGACCACTCGCTCAAATCCATACATGCGGACAAGCGATTGAATGTCCATCATGACCTTAAGACTTGATGCACAAGCCGATGCATCAGTGACCACCAAGTCGTTTGCACCAAATGCCGAGGCAATACGACCCGCATAAACTTGAGTGAGGGTCATTGGCAACGCTTTGTAGTCGTAAGTCAAACTGTTTGGCTCTCTATCTTTGGGATTAAGACCTGCAAAGTGGGAATTACCTGATGCCAAAATAAATGCAGTCTTGATAGGGTTTTCCCTAAGAGTCTTCATTAGAGAGACATCTAGGACTTTGTCCGCCAACTTATGGGGCGGATAGACCATGCCGGAACCTGATTTAGAGTAAGTATCAGCAAAAAAATGTGCATTTTGCGGATAGAGCACGTCAGAAAAGGCAGTTATTTCCTCTGTGCTCGCAGTTCTGGCTTCGGTCAAATAAATCATTTAATCCATCCCATCGCCTCTTCTACTGATGAAGGGTCTCGTTTTTTGTGCAAATCACAGAAGTTGTAATACTCCTGTGGCGTTGTGGGTTGCATCTCTTTGGAGATGTCTTCCTCAATGTCGTAAATATCGGACATATACATGCCAATCATCAGGCAATCCAAGCTATCCAGACCAGTCTCAGCGAGTGGGACGTTTAAACTTTCTAAGACAAGCTCTTGAGAGTAGATTGGACGAGCAATTTTGGAAACTTCAAGGAATAGTTGAATTTTGTCCATCATGTTGACTCGCCTCCACTTGCTATGATGGTGCAACCCGTTGTACTGGCGGACACCTGAAGCGTTTGTGCAGGTAACAATACTTGAACACCAGTCCATCTGTATACGGTGTTTGCCGCTACGCTCAAGCCATAAAGCAAAGCATTGCCTATTCCGGCACTGCCACCGCTTGGAACCAAGTACACGTTAACCGTAATTGCACCACCAGTGGTATTGCAAATGTTGATGTCTTTAAGATATGTTCTTGTCGCTGTTGGAACGGTATAAAGCGTGGCTACAGAACCTGTAATAGCCGCTTGACCTAGCTGGATTGGGATAACATTTTGATAGTTAGCCATTAAATATCCAACCAAATCAAAGTGCTGATTGAAGAAATATCGTTTGTATTAATGGAAACCGAATTGTTTAACTGATTGAAATACAAACGCAGAACGTTCGTCAAAACGTTCAGATATTGCTGACTAAACTCAGATGCAGGTAACGGTAGGTTGGGTACTGCGGGTACTGCATTTTGGCTCATGTGTTACCCCTTCTTCCGTCTGCACGGATGTTGATTCGTGGTGCACCCAATTGCCATTGCAAGCCCAATTGGTTTCCTTCTATTCTAAACACCAATTGACGACCACGCAATCTTACAGGAACGGTTCCAGTAAATTTTTCTACCAAAATGGTACTGTTCGGAGGATATTGCGAATAATTCGATGCTATTACATCGCCTCCCGCATTACCGCCTTGAGATAGGTTATACCCTGAGCCTGAGTTCTGTAAGCCAATCAGAGTCATGGTGACTTGTGGATTGGCGACACTTGAGCCGTTGAAACGGACATCAGGCAATAATTGCCATACAAACGAGAATCTATCGCCGTCATCGATGTCAAATTCTGAGGACTGGATGTATGAATCAATTGGCACTGGCGTGGCAGTAGTAGCATCATCGGTTCCGTACTCGTGATACACCAAGTTTTGAGCGTAGGTTGCCGCCACTGGATAAGGCGAAATACCAGAATCAGACCATGCAGTACGTCCCAAATAGCCATAGAACCATGCGTTATCCACATAGTTGTAAGTCACATAGGTATCGCAAACCGTGGAATTGGCAGAGCAATAAAACCACCAAACTTCGTTAAAAGCCTCGTTTGTACCGGCATAGACTTGGTAATACTGGAGCGTATTGATATTGCTGAAAACAAACTCACGTAAATCGCAATTAAGGGTTTGTACTGTACCGTTGTAGGTATAGAACTTACCGTTGCCCATCCAATAGGTCACGCCCGAAGCCACCACTGCGGCATTTGGACCGACTAATTCGGTGTTGTCGCCCATCAATTGGGACTTCCAAACGGCAGGAGGTCCGATGTATTGCAAAGAATATAAAGACGTATCAGTAAAAACCAATATCTCTTGGCGAGTTTGCTGAACACCAATGATGGTTGAACCGTGGGATAACTGAACGCTACCGGCTTGGTTGGTGACTGATGGTGTCCATTGGATTGGATTCTCTTGGTCAGACCAACGAACCAACATAGGATTGAGTGTGGACGAACCATAGTCGTTGCAACCAAACGCCAAGACGAATCTGGAGGCATCAGAGACGATTAAATTGTTTTGCACCATCGGTACATCAGAAGCACCATACGATTGAGATAAAGCGTATCCAATGGTCTGTACGCCATTACTTGCAACCCAGTAATAAATGCCACCGCCTCGTGGTCCAAAAACAAGGTTTTCACCAAAGTTGTATTGGTTCCAAATCTGTAATTGTTGGGTCGTTTGAACGCCCACACCCCAACCTCCTAAACCCCATCCGCCAGCACCCCATCCAGTTTGAGGAACGGCAATCGCAGTTCCAGTATTGACTTGGTATTGGACGTAGGATGTGCTGACTAAAGTTCCTGAGCCAGTAGCGGTCGTAGATGCAACAAGCGTAAAGGTGTTGGTTAATACATTAACTATCTCATACCAGCCAGTCAAGCTTACGCCGTTGTAGGTTACTGTAGTCACAAAGTAAACAAAGTCACTCGCCACACATCCGTTGCCAGTTGCATTGACTGTGACCGTGGAAGAACCACTGACTGTGGTAATTCCTTGAATGGGAAACTCGTAGGTGAAGTAAGTCAGAGTACTGGAGCCACCAGTTGTGCCACTGCTCGTTGCGTTATAGCCTACATTGATGGTGAAATTGTTCGCATCAACTCGAGTCACCGTAAATTGATTGTTGAAATACGATGCTGGAATACCGTTGACGGAAGACTGTTGATTGTAAATATTGACCACGTCACCGGTAAATAAATTGATACCGGTTGAAGTAACTTGAACTACAGGCGATGTTGTCCCAGTAGTAAACGCATTGCTCAAGGCAACCGTAGCTGACATGTAGCGTAGGGGAGTTACATCGTAATAAGCACCGCCGCTTTCGATGTAAAACTTCAAATTTGTGCCAACACCTAGAAGGTTTAAACCGCCTAGCGTCACCCAGTTCCAAAGTGAACGGCAAACACCAACAAACGTTTGTGCTGAAATCCGTGCCCAGCCGCCAATCTTCTCGGGGAATCCTTGACGAAAGCGAATCTTGTCGCCATCGTACCAGCCGCCCTCGGTGACATAACGGGTGTTTTCTTGGTTGACTCCCGGTTTAAACGTTATCTTTTTTTGTGGCATCAGGCTTACACAATCACTGTGCCCTCTTTAAGTTGAGCTAAATTCAATCCGCCTGTGTATTGAAAGTGAGCCATCTCTTTGAAAGACTTCCAACGACCAGCCCACTCAAGACCATTTTTCTCGCCAATCTCACCGACTTTTTCCCAAAGTTTTCCGTCTTCTCCGGAAGTGTTCCATACGGCTTTACCGTTGACTAGTGGAACGACATCCACCGCACAACGGTAGTTATGAAAACTCTCACCAGCCTTGGCGTTGGTTACGATGTTGCCGGGAGCAGTCCGACCTTGGGCATATAAAGCGGCTTGACTATC